CTTTTGAAATGTTATCAATATTATTTTGTGGTAGAAATGCCATAATAATCATAGGCTCATTATGAAACTCTCCTTCTCCAATACATCGTGAATCTATGGTTGGATTTTTACATATCTTTTCAATCCTCTTCATAAATACAATATCATCAGGATAGTCTTTATCAGGAATTCCATATTTATTTTTCTTTCCAAAAATCCTATACCATAATTTTAAATTTTCGGTTTCGTTTTGAAACTCTTCCTTTATTACTATTTTAGTGTGCTGCGTTTCTTCGTCTTTTTTTATCGCTTGTTTAAGAAGGAAGCAAGCATCAGGAGACCATCCATAATGATTATCTTTTGTATTATTTATTATTTCAGTCACAACATCTGGTTTGATTTCATCTGTTAATAACCACAATTCTGGATATTTTGAATATTCACTAATTATATTATCCTGAGAATATTTTGAAATGATATCTTGAATACAATCACCATGTTTTTCTACTAGTCTAATAATACTACCTTCATTTATAATATTTTTACAAAGTTTTATATCTTCTAAATCCCATAAAAGCCAACAATCCTTTGGGATATTATAATCATGTATAGGTTTAGAATAAGTTGCTGTAATTTGAACTGTAAATGCTTGTTTTCCATAAAATTCTAATGTTTTCTTTGCTAATTCTGTGGTTCCTCCATTATGACTTTCATCAATAAATCTCATATCAAAAGACATTTTCTTTAACCAAGCAATACTTTTTGTTTTTTCATCAAGATGTTTATTTTTATTTTTACCGTTCTCTATTTTAGTCTGTAAGAATTGTTTAGAGCAAATAATAATATTTTTTTTGGTTAATACAGGTTTTTTATTTTTACCATTTAATACGATAATATTAAAATCTGTTAATTGAATACAATCAAATACTTTTCTTTGTTGTTCGATGGTTTCATTTGGTGCTGTTGTAATTACCAAATAATTACATTCATCTTTATCTTTGCTATCCTCAATAATACAACCTGCAATAATATAACTTTTTCCACTTCTTTGAATATGACCCCATAAAATTTTCTTTTCACTATTCTTCATTCTAAGTGTTTTGAAAACACCAAGATATTGATGCAATTTTAAACATAATGTAGTTTTATTTGAATGAATAATACTATCCAATGATTTTTGTCTATAAAACATTTTAAATTGATGATATGATTGATTCAAGTCATTCCAATCAATAATAACTGTATCTTCTTTATCTAACAATAATTTTAATTGATGATTTGTGTTTTCTATATTCTTTTTCATAGTTTCAATATCAATTCTACTTCTAACACATAGACATAACGACATAGTATATCCTTCATCCTTATACTGTTGAAAATTCATTAATATTTTATCAATATCAAGTTTTCCAACTTGTGTGTTATTTAAATTTTTTGATGTTGTAATTAATAAATGTTTTTCATTCTCTTTATAAATACCAGTTAGATCAGACGAATCACCTTTATCTTTCAAATTAATAAGGTTATCTTCTTGATTGTAAAAGACATCTTTAATTGTAGTATGTTTTGTTATAGTTTTTTTATTGTAATTGCCTTTACATATATCATATGATTTTAGTTTATCTATTAAACCAAGTCCAGCGAATAATCTTAATAGAGATTCTTGTTTATCTTTACCAACCCATGGTGTATGTAACCAATTTATAATATTATTTTCTTCATATAATTGAAGAAATGTATAAAGATCTTTGAACGTGTGCATGATGGTATAGGTGTGATTAACATCTTCTTCATTTTTTAAATGGGGTTTTAAATCAATTTTTTTAAGTTTTTTAACAAAAAACATGGAAATATATTTAGCAAAACCAGTGTGTTAAATGGTCAAATGTCTGATAATAGCATAATGAATTTCAATATTTATGATAAATATTGAAAACATGTAATTAAGTAGAAAATATGAAAAATTAAGTAGAACAAGAAATACAGACTTCATCTGTGCATACAACAGACTGTTTGAGGTCTATTTCACCATCCACTGTAAATTGGATGGCTTCAGTAGCAGGTGAAGTGCGTAGATAATACATACCAGTAGATAAACCATTTTGCCATGCATAAAAATGCATAGACAATAATTGATCTGGAGAAGGGTCGTTCATAAAAATATTAAGAGATTGAGACTGACAGACATAGAAACTTCTATCAATAGATAGGTCAACAAGATGTTTTTGTTTGATTTCAAATGCAGTTTTGCATAGTTCTTTTAACCGTTGTAATTGTTTTAATTTGTCAGGGTCATCATTTGCAAGTGCATCAGGGAGATGTTGAATACTGCCTTTATTTTTCAATATAAGATTCATAACACTTTTATTCCACAATCCCATACTTTCTAATTCTCTTACCATAAATCGATTAATAATGATGTGATTACCAGATAGAACAGAACGAACATATAAATTACAAGTCATAGGTTCAAATGCTTCAGTTTTGTATCGTATTTGTGCACTACTTGCAGTAGGCATAAGAGCAACAAGTAATGAATTTTTCATACCATGTCGTTTAACATTTTGTCGTAATTCTTCCCAGTTATACATTTTAGATACATGTTTATCAAATATGTCATACGCTAGTGAATTTAACATTTCAGTATAGTTGTCATCAGTATCTACAATACCATTCATATACAATTGTTTTCTTGCACGCTCTTTAGCAATCATGTCTACTTTTAGAATACCACGACTAGCAGGACTTCCATCAAAGCCAATATAACTTCCAGTTTCTTTTGCCATATCGATAGATTCTAACATAGCATAATAATAAATAGTGGCAAATATATGTTTGTTTAATTCACGTGCTTCATCGCTTTCCCATGCAATATTTAATTTCATAAATGTATCAGCAAGAGCTTGCACTCCAATACCGAGTGGTCGATATTTCATGTTTGGTTTTTTAATAGGACCATCATTAATTTCTTTCCCATTTTCATCATATTTTACTAATGGATATACTGTTCTATCAATTACTCTATTTAATGCACGAACGACCATTCTTGTAATCTTACCAAGTTTCTCAAAATTGTAGTACGCCTTGTTAGTACTATCATATTCTACATATTCATCCAATGCAATACTGGCTAAATTACAACTAGCAATCTGTTCTCCATCTGTCACTTCTACAATTTCCATGCACAGATTGCTACTACGGATCAGTCCTAAATTCTTTTGATTATTTGTTTTGTTAATGGTGTCTTTATGTGCAATAAAAGGCATTCCAGTTTCTATCTGTGTTTCAATAATAAGATGCATTATTTGACGTGCAGGTACTTGTTCCGAATAAACGCCATTTTTTTCGTATTCTATATAATATCTTTCAAATTCTGTTCCATAAGTATTTGTAAGCATAGGTGCTTTTTTAGGACAGAATAAAGACCATGTTTCATTGTTTTTTACACGTTTCATAAATAAATCACACATCCATACACAATAAAACAAATCACGAGCTCTCATCTCTTCTTTTCCGTGTTGACGTTTCAGATACAAGAAATCAATAATATCTACATGCCATGGTTGTAAAAATACAGTTGCAGATCCTTTTCGTTTTCCTGTTTGATCTACATAACGGAGTGCATTATTATATACTTGTAACATCGGCACAATACCACTGGATTTTCCATTGTGACCAATTTGAGAATGTCTAATATTCGTAATATCTAAACCAATACCTCCTGTCGCTTTCGATATCATAGCACAGTTCGATAATTGTTTGAAAATGTGTTCCAAATTATCTTCCAAACTAAGTAAGAAACATGATGATAAAGAACCCTTCTTTACACCTGAATTAAACAGTGTTGGGGATGCATGTGTATAATATCCATCACTTAATAAATAATAATACTCTCTTACTTTATCAATATCTGGCATAAATAAAAAGGCGGCTACTCTCAAATATAATCTTTGTGGTGTTTCTACAATTTTTTCTACATCGTTTTCAATATATTTCATTAAATAAGATTTCTCTAAAGTACGAATACCAAAATAAGTAAGCTTGTAATCATTATATCTTTTTTCGTGTAACATGTGTTCCAGTTCTTTTATATTTTGCTTGCAAAATGAATAGTAATCTAATTCGTCTTTATTCCATATTTCTTCTAATAAATCCAATTCTTCTTCTAATGTTTCAGGCACTATTAACTTGAGACGTTGGATTTCTAGACGTCCTGCATAGACAATCCAATCCGGATGAAAAACTGTCTTATAATTGGATGCTTCTGCTAATTCTTTCAGACATCGTTTAACACTTTCTATTGCACCAAATCGTCGTACACTACATAATACATCATCTTGCATGTCTTTTTTTAGTAGTTCTAAATCAATATTTAGGTCACCAATAAGTTCTTTGCAAATGGTTACTAAATAGTTCATGAAATTCTCTTTAGTTTCATGACTTTTACAATTTTCAAATAATTGTTTATAATATACTTTTAGTTCTCTATTTGATAATTCCATTTGAATTGATGACTCCATTATTGAATGTGTAATATTTTCCATTATATTTTAAATAAATTAGTGATTACTGAATGTTAAGTTCCTAAATAATCAATTTTCTTCTTAACTATTATTAATAATATATGTCATGTAATATAAAACAATATCTTCCTCGTGTCAATATCGCTACTTATGACGATACATTGTATAATTTAGCTGAAAACCGATGGATATGGTCTGGTCAAATGTATTGGAGTATTCAATGTTTAATAGATGACCATATATCTGTATCCAATCGTCTCCCTGCTTATCTACCTAAAGAACAATTTATTCCATTAAATAAAAGTCCAAGCGATTCATGGGATTTTTGTGTATCGAATGGAGTATGTAAGCCTGATACTTCACACTTCCTATTAATATTTACATTTAAACCTGATAGTACTGATTTTAATGATTATATCAAGTTTGTATTTACTGAAGATGGACTATTACATGACCAACCAGAACATGGATTGACAGATTCTGCTGGAAAAACCATTCGTCTTAGTATTACACATATTACTACATCAAGACGTTACAATATTACAGAAGTATGGATCTCACAAGATGAATACCAGATGCATCTAAATGAACAACCTCTTATAGTCTCTCGTCCTTCATCCACACCTACTCCTACTCCTGCTACTTCGCCTAATGTCCCAAATCCTGCTACTTCGCCTAATGTCCCAAATCCTGCTACTTCGCCTAATGTTCGTGAAACATTTAGTGTTATTTCTAACGAATTTTCTATGGATTATACATTATTAGTCATTATCATACTAATCATAATATGCATATACATAATTACATATTATTTTAAAAAAGAATGATTGTATATACAAATGAATAATCCAACAGTATCTATCCATACACCATCAAGAGGTAATCGTATATGTTTTTTGAACAAACTTGTTTATATGATAAAATTACAAATATATACTAATATAAAAGAGTGGGTGATTGGAGATGGGTCCCAATCAAAGGAAGAAAGTGTATTATTAGAACAATTTGTTAATAAATTACAGAAAAATCCTTCTCTTCTTGGAAAACACTCCAACATGAGTATTGTGTATATTCCATATAAAGAAGGAACAAAAATTGGAGGAATACGACAACGTATCAATGAAACAGCTACTGGAGACTATATTATATGCATGGATGATGATGATTATTATCCACCTACACGTGTATCACATGCTGTAACTAAAATGAAACAGACAAAATATGAATTATCAGGTAGCAGTCAAATGTATTGTTATGATACTGGTATAAATGGTATTTTCTTAATTCATACTATTCATAATAAACATTGTACGCACAACACATTAGGCTTTACCAAACAATATGCAAAAACACATTCTTATGATGAAACAGTACCAAATGGTGAAGAGAAACAATTTTTAGAAAATTATATACATAATATGGTACAACTCGATAGCTTGAAAACAATAGTACATATTGTTCACTCAAATAATACATTTAATAAAAGAGAGTTTATGCTGAATGCATTTTTATTTGAAAGTAAAGAAGAGAGAAGAAAACATATAATACCAGATTTTCAACCTAAAATGAAACTAAAAAATATAATACATGACAAAACAATGGTGACTTTTTATAAATCACTTGTAGATAATACAGAATTAGATGCAGATATTGTATATTATACTGGTGGTAAATGTATACAATGGGATCCATCTTCGTTATCATTAACTGGTTCAGAACAAGCAATAAAATACCTATCAACAGAATGGTCTAAACAAGGCAAAAAAGTGGTAGTGTATGCCAATATCGAGACAGATGATATTTATAATGAAAAGGAAATGCATGGTGTGTATTATCGTCATTGGAAAACATTCCCCTTTACAAAAAAAATAAAAACGCTTATTTTATGGAGACCATACTCTTTCAATGGACCATTAGATATTGATATGCAGGTAGATAAAGTTATTGTAGATTTACATGACCCCGATACATGCTTTTATGTCAAAATTGGAAAGTATATATCTAAAATCGATTTCGTTATGGTAAAGTCTAATTTTCATAAAGAACATTTATTATCTGCTATAGATACTATACCTGTTAAAGAACTCATAAATAAAAAAAGTCACGTTATTTTAAATGGGATTTGTAAAAAAGAATTTGAAGAATTTGAACCTAAACCAGAAAGAGAACAGTTCCGTTGTTGTTATGTGTCTTGTTATTCAAGAGGTCTGATTCCATTTTTACGATATGTATGGCCTCTTGTTGTAAAGCAAATACCACAAGCAGAATTACATTGTTACTATGGAATAGATAATTTGAACCCAAAACAAAAGAAAGTAATAATACCTTTATTAGGACAACCTGGTGTGTTTGATCACGGAAGACAACCCAGAGAAAAGATCATTGAAGAAAAATATAAAAGTAATTTGCACATCTATTTAGCACAGATTCACGAAGTTGATTGTATTACAATTCGTGAAAGTTTAATAACTGGATGTGTACCACTCATCCATACTCATGGTGTATTTGCAGAAAGAGATGGATTAAAAATTAATACCGGTGAGACAGTTCGAAATCAAGCAACTATTCTATTACATTTATTACAAAACCCAGATATGGTAGAATCACACAGACAACAATTATATAAATCAAATACAATAACTAATTGGACAGATGTATCTAAACAGTGGTTAG